AGTAGAAAAAACAGAATGGCATTCTGTTGTTGTTTTTAATCCACATCTTGCAAAGATTGCGCTGCAATATCTCAACAAAGGTTCCAAGGTTTATGTTGAGGGTCAATTACAGACGCGTAAATGGCAAGATAAAAGCGGGCAAACACATTACACAACAGAAATTGTCTTATCCCAATATAAAGGTGAATTGAAAATCCTTAATAAGGTTCAAAAGGATGATGTTGATATGGCCGTTCAAGAGCAAACAATGGCATGGGAGAATAGTAGGCAACAACAGTATTCAGAAACGACTTTGAATGACAAAATCCCGTTTTAATCAGGAGAGTTATCATGAAAAAACGAAAAAAACGGGGAAGACCTAGAATAGTCGGTCAAATAAGAGAACCCAATGGACGTATTTCGCGTGCAAAAACGCCTCGTGAGCCTATTGATCAGTTAACTCTTGAAATGCGTGCCAAGCGTTATGGGGTGAGTGTTCAAGAGGCAAAAAACCCGCTTATGGGCACTTATGTAGGGCGGTTATACTTATTGGAAAAAAAGATTAATCAAGATCAGTACGATGCATCGCAGCAATATATTCGTGTGTTAAACGATTATTGGTGTGCGAAGGGGTTACTAGGAGCAGTTCATGACGATGTAGATCCTAGTCACGATCAAGATGGTCTTGAGAAGTGGGTTGAGATAACAACTGATCGCTATGAAGCTGTCCAAGAGGTTATCAGAGAAGCACAAGAGTTATATCGTCAGTATAATCTTCATGCTGCTTTGCAGTATATTGTTATTGAAGATCAACAACTGCCACATCTTGTCAATTCTCTACGCATGGCTCTGAATGCTCTTCATAAATACTTCTCGCAAAAGCGTTAAAAACCATTGAATAATAGATTTTAGAATGTTATATTTTTATATAATACCTTGAAAGGAGATTCTATGCATACAACGAAACTGCGTAAAGTTGGAGGGTCAGTTATGCTCTCTATACCGCCTGCATTACTTGATGTTTTACACCTTGTTGAAAATACTGAAGTTGGTTTGACTATTGATAATGGGTGTTTAATTGTAGAGCCTCAGGTATCTCCTAGTTATACTCTTGACGAATTGTTAGCTCAATGTGATCCTTTGGCTGACTTTAATGATGAAGAAACGAAATGGCTTGATGCTGAACCTGTTGGTAGAGAGCTCTTATAATGAATCGGGGAGAAATTTGGTTAGTATCGCTTGATCCAAGTTCAGGATATGAGCAAAAAGGGACGCGTCCAGTGCTTATTGTATCACCAGAGGCGTTTAATAGTGTGACTAAAACACCAGTTGTCTTACCTATTACAAGTGGAGGAAGTTTTGCTAGAACAGCGGGTTTTGTTGTTTCATTGATGGGAGTTGGATTGCATACAACAGGTGTGATACGCTGTGATCAACCGCGTGCTCTTGATATAGGAGCACGCAAGGGAAAAAAACTAGAAACAGTTCCTGTCATGATTATGAACGAAGTTTTAGCTAAATTATCAACATTCCTTACATAATTTAATTATATTGATTACAGTTAAGATTCTCATATTTATCATAACCATAATATTTTCTACGTTGCTGTTTTAATGTTTGACACAAGTCACGCCGATTAGTATCAAATTGCTTAAGTACTTCATCTGGAAGATCATCCAAATTTTGCGGACCAACATCGAACATATCAAGAGCATCATCTAGGTCGTTTGGAATATAATTCTCGCCTATTCTTGCTTCTCGTTCACAACTAGCAAGAACAAGCCCACCAATCAATATACCTAGTAAGGCAGTTCTTTTAACAGATAAGAAAAAGCACATCATCCCCTCCTGATTTTTAATAATTACGAGCTCTGTAATCGATTCGTTGAGGTAATGCAATTGTGAACATTTACACTTAACAAATACCATATTTAGGTTGATTAAGATAAAAAATACACCAGATTGTGATTTTTTAGTTGACATGGGGGTGAAAATGGTATTTAATGACACTGCGGCGCTAGTTTTATTGTGTCCAAAATTAGAGCTACAGTACAATTTTTATTTCTTGCTATGCTACGGAAAGCCCTGCAAAAGCGGGGTTTTTTATTAAAGTAATCTAGTTTATTCATTTTTATTTATTGACAATTATTGACCTCCTCTTGTCCCCCGAGAGTGAGGTCTTTTTTGTGTCTGACCTTTTAGAAGGAATCCCGATGGCATCTGGATCAGCAAAGTGTGTAAAGGGGACACCGCCTAATGCAGGAGCAGGGCGTGTGAAAGGTGTTCCCAATAAGACAACGCGTATTCTAAAAGAGGCTGTTGATGATAGAGAAAGGGAAAAGTGGGTTGAGATAACAACTGATCGCTATGAAGCTATGCAAGAGGTTATCAGAGAAGCACAAGGGTTATATCGTCAGTATAATCTTTATGCTGCTTTGCAGTATATCGTTATTGAAGATCAACCAATGGAACATCTTGTCAGTTCTCTATACATTGCTCTAAATGCTCTTCATAAGTTTTCTAGTAAAGATTGAATTTTAGGTTCAAACAGGAAATTCCGCCATACACATATATACAATTCAAAGAATCCGACATAAAATATAAGCTCCTGCGAGGAAGGTACGACGTAAAGTAGAAACAAGAAAATTACTGCTTGTAAGAAAAATAGAGCAGGGAGCAACTTGAGTCTATGTTGAATTGGAGCAAAACACATCAATAAAAATGGAGACACAAATATCCAGAATATTAACACAGATATTTTAGCTATTGACTCTGGTAGGAGAAGGAATGGAGGTGTGAATAGTATAACTCCTGTTAGTATGGATACTAATGCTGGATATAATAATATTCCTGTTAATATTCCTAGTAGAACTATAGGACCAAGTAATAAACCTATAATAAGATAAAAATAATCTGTTATAGTTGTTTTAGTATTTTCTTCCTCAATTGATTCCTTAGTGTTTTGTTCCTCAATAGGTTCTTGTTTCTGAATCACTGTGTTCTGTGCAGTTATATATTTATCTTTATCTTTCGCAAACGCGTAACGGATAGTTTCTACTGTTGGTAATGCTACTATTATAAGTGGTATGAATAAAAGTTTAAGTGCTACCTCAAATATACCTCCAAGAACTTCCCCTATAAAACTTAAAATAAGGGGAAGAACTGATAAAAGAATTCCAAGCAAGAATAAAATTATGATGATTTTTAAGATAAGAAAAAGCACATCATCCCCTCCTAATTTTAAAGTTACGAGTTCGTATAATTGATTCGATGAGAGGGGGCAATTTACACCATATTTAGGTTGATTGTGATAAAAAATATACCATATCGTGATTTTTGAGTTAACATAGGGGTAGAAATGGTATTTAATGGCACTGCTGTAGGAGGTTTTATTGCGTCCAAAATTACAGTGATAATATAATTTTTATTTCTTGCTATACTGCTAAAAGCCCTGCAAATGCAGGTTTTTTTGTTAAAGCAATCCAGTTTATTCATTTTTATTTATTGACGATTTATTGACATTAATTGACCTCCTCTCTTCCTCCCGAGAGTGAGGTCTTTTTTATGTTTTACACTTTAAAGGAATAAACCATGGCATCTGGATCAGATAAGTCTGTGAAGGGGACACCGCCCAATGCAGGAGCAGGGCGTGTGAAAGGTGTTCCCAATAAGACAACGCGCATTCTAAAAGAGGCTGTGATTAAAGCAGCCGAGCAAGCTGGAAACAAATATGGCAATGAGGGGTTGGTCTCTTATCTTGAACGCCAGGCTTTAAAGTGCCCAGCTTCTTATTTAGCCCTATTGGGGAAGATCTTGCCTTTGCAGGTTACAGGGGAAAATGATGAAGCTATCAAGATGATTACACGTGTTGAGATTGTAGCACCTGTGGCCAAGGACAAATGACATAAGGGCAAATGAGACAGGACAAGGATGCAGTTTAAGGGTGATTAAGATGGCGACAGCTCAAGTTGTGATCATCGAGAAGTTAATCCCGTTGTTTCAGGGAAGTGCTGATGTGCGTGCTGCATGGGGAGGGCGAGGATCAGGAAAGACAAGGTCATTTGCTTTAATGGCCGCCTTAAAGGGCTATGAATATGGTATGGGTGGGATATCTGGGATTATTCTTTGTGCTCGCCAGTTTCAAAATTCGCTTGCTGAGAGCTCGTTGCAAGAGATTAAACGAGCGATTGAGACTTATGATTTTTTAAAGGATTATTACTGTGTTGGAGAGTCGTCCATTAAGTCGAAAGATGGACGTATTTCCTTTCAGTTTTCAGGGCTTGATCGTAATATTGCCAGCATTAAGTCGATGGGGCGTATTTTGCTTTGTTGGGTTGATGAAGCTGAACCTGTGACTGAGACAGCTTGGCAAACACTGATACCAACACTACGAGAAGAGGGAGAGGGCTGGCGTGCAGAGCTTTGGGTGACGTGGAATCCATTACGTGAGAATGCACCTGTTGAAAGACGCTTTCGTTTTACAGATGACAAAAATATTAAAGGGGTAGAAGTTAACTGGTCTGATAATCCTTTGTTTCCCCAAAAGCTACAAAGAGTACGTCTTGATGATCTTCAAAGCCGCCCTGAGAGTTATAAGCATGTTTGGGAGGGTGATTATCTTAAAGCTGTGCAAGGGGCTTATTTCCAAAAGGAAATGTTAGCAGCAGAGCAAGAGGGGCGGGTCGGGCGTGTTGCACGTGATCCTTTAATGCCCATTCGTGCTTTTTGGGATATTGGGGGCACGGGAGCAAAAGCTGATGCGACAGCTATTTGGATTGCACAGTTTGTGGGCAGGGAGATTAGGGTCCTTGATTATTATGAAGCGCAAGGCCAGCCTTTATCTGAGCATATAGGGTGGTTGCGTTGCAATGGTTATGACAAGGCACTGATGGTGCTTCCTCATGATGGGGCGACAAGAGACCGTGTTTATAATGTGAGTTTTGAGAGTGCTTTAAATGAGGCTGGTTTTGAAACACAGGTTGTGCCCAATCAAGGGGCAGGGGCTGTTAAAATGCGCATTGAAGCAGTGCGTCGTATTTTGCCTTGTGTTTGGTTTCATGAAGAAAAGACGGTTGCTGGCCGTAAGGCCTTAAATTGGTACCACGAGAAATGGGATGAAAAGCGCGCCATTGGTTTGGGGGCTCAACATGACTGGGCAAGTCATGGAGCCGATGCCTTTGGTTTGATGTGCGTTGTTTATGAAGCCCCACGTATTCCATCAAAGCCAGAGCGTTATAGCGCGATAGAAAGAGAAACGGCATCATGGATGGCATTTTAGAACACGATGTAAAAAAAGCAACAAGTCTTGATGATGATGCGCTTTATAGACGTCTTAAGTCTTGGTACGCAGAAGATATTGAACATGTCAATGAATGGCGTGAGCAAGCACGTGAAGACTTTGACTTTTATAATGGACGTCAGTGGGCAGAAGAAGACTTAGCTGTTTTAAAAGCACAGCGACGCCCCGTGATGACATTTAACCGTATTGCTCCTTTGGTCAATGCCATTGTTGGAGCAGAACGTAACAATAAACGGGAAGTACAGTTTCAACCAAGACAAGTTGGTGCAGCCATATCCAATGAATTGCTTACCGGGGCAGCAGAATGGTTTCGTGATGAAGCTGAAGCTGAATATGCCGATTCCGACGCCTTTCAAGATATGGTCATTTGCGGTATGGGGTGGACAGATACACGGCTTGATTATGAAACAAACCCTGAAGGCAAGCCCACAGTAAGGCGCTTGGATCCGCTTAAAATGGTGTGGGATGTTAATGCTGTAAGGCCTAATCTGGCTGATGCACAGCGCATGTGGTATGTTGATCGCAAAGCAATCGAGGATGCTAAAAGCTTATTTCCCAATGTAGCTTGTGAAGATCTGAATGCTGATTTTGCTATCGATAATACAACCGATCTTGAAGACTATCACGTTTCCCGTGATGTTTATAGTGATCAAGGTGATGGAGCGTTTTCCTCAGAGGCTGATTCAAGAAAAAGGTATGTTACACTTGTTGAATGTCGTTGGTTTGAATATGAGCCTTATTACAAAGCCCCTGATCTTCAAACGGGGCAGATGCGTGATTATAATGCCCAAGAATTTGAACAGCTGCAAATGCTTGTGCCGCAAATCCAAGGAGCGAGCTTTCATAAAAAGGTGGTTAAGCGTGCTTTTTTAGGGCGTCGTCTTTTAGCAAAGCCTGACAAACCATTAGCGCCTGATGGGCAGCTTGGATGGGAATGCATTACAGGTACGTTGGATAAGCTTAAAAACCAGTTTTATGGCATTGTGAGGCCGGCGAAAGACCCACAAAGATGGTCGAATAAATATTTTAGTCAAGTGATGTATATCCTCAACAGCCAGGCCAAAGGCGGGATTATGGCTGAACGGAGTGCTTTTGATGATGAGCGCCAAGCCGTGGAGAGCTGGGCAAAGGCTGATACGATCACATGGCTTAAAAGTGGTGCTTTGACTCGTGGAATGATACAATCTAAACCGCGTGCAGAGTTTCCTAATGGTTTTTTTCAGCTGTTCAATGAGTCCCGCGAGGCGCTTACACATGTGACAGGTTTATCTGCTGAGTTTATAGGAACAAGGGAGGTTAATCAGGCGAATGTGTTGGAGAATACACGCCGCCAGTCAACACTCAATTTGCTTGCAGGTTTATTTGATAATTTAAAGCTTTATCGGTGCAGACAAGGAAAGATCATTCTTTATCTGATTCAAAACTATCTTTCCGATGGTCGTTTGGTACGTATTTCTGGACCAGAGAAGGCTGAGTATGTGCCCTTAACGCGTGAAGCTGTCACCACCCTTGAGTATGACATTATTGTTGATGATTCCCCAACCAGCCCGAATGAAAAGGAAAAAACATTTGCAGCCATTACTCAGATGTTGCCGTTGCTTGGGAGTTTCTTAACGCCAGATATGATCCCCGATCTTTTGAAGCTTTCGCCATTGCCAGCAACCCTTGTTGCTAGTTTGACGGCTAAAGCCCAGCAAGCGCAAATGCAACAGCAACAACAGCAGATGATGCAAAACCAAGGACCGCAATTAAGCCCAGAGCAGCAAGCAAAAGTTGCAGCCATTCAACAGGAAACTCAGGCAAAAGGTGTGCTCAATCAGCTGGATGCTCAAAACAAACAAGCAGCCTTGCAGCAGAAGAATATTGAGCTTTTTTTGAAACAAGAACAAGCACGCATGCAGCTTGAGCAGCAAAGGGTAAGAAATGAGATAACTGAGCGAGAGATGCAAATCAGAGCATTACAGATAGAGCTTGAAAATTATCGAGCAGCAACCATCAGAGGCAAAATTTAACTTAAACGAAAAGGAACTAAAAATGGAAGAAAAATTAACCCCCGAAGAACAAGCCATTTATGATGAGCAATGTGCAAATGATTATCCTGTTGGTGATTATTCTGTTGAGAGCATAGAAGCTGAGGAAACTGAGCAGGATGCTGAAATAGATGGAGCAAATGACACAGATGGACTAGATGAGGTGTCTGAGCAGCCAGGAGAAGAGGTGGTTCAAGAGCAGGCTAGTCAAGGTGGTGGTAAGCAAGAATCTGAGCAAGCCAGTTATGGTGTTATAGAGCAAGAGCGCCAAGCGCGTCAAAAAGCGGAGCAAGATGCTGCTGAGGCTCGTGAGCTTGCACTAGAGATGGCACAAAAATATGCCGCTATGCAACAAGAAATTACGCGCCGTTATGATGAAAATGTTCCCACTTTAGAAAATGATCCCAAGGCGTATATGGCATGGATTGGTCAGAAGGTGCAAGAACAGCAAAGATTGCTTCATGAGTTTTCGTCCATAAGGAAGCAACAAGAGCTCATTAATCAAGAGTACTATGAGCGTCAGCAATTAGGGGATTATTTTGAAACAGCAAAGGAACAGGTTCAAGATAAATACCCCGACTTAGATCATATTATGGATTATCTTTATGAATATGCAGACAATTCTTTTAAAGCAGATGCCAATCTGTATCCGCAGCTTAACGATCCTGCAGTAAGGCAAGAACAAATCGGCATTCAATTGCGCGATATATGTAAGCAATCTCAAAGGGCAGGTGTTAACCCTGTGGAGGTACTTGTGCAAAAAGCAAAGGCGTTTGGATACCCTGGCCCACAGATGAGAGATGATGTTAGTGCGTTTCAAGAGCGCACGACAGCAGCGCGTACATTGACAGCGCGTGGGGGGCAAGCGCCAACTGGGGGTGTTGATGCAAGAACGCTTTCTTCCATGTCAGAAGTTGAATTTGCAGCCTGGTATGAGAAAAATCCTGAAAAGTGGGAACAAGTTATGAGCATGGCATGAAAGACATGCCCCTTAGCTCATGAGAGATAACCAAGTGATGTTGCTTGGTTATGCCGCAAAAGTGCGGCAATTTTTTTAACCAAAATGAAGAAAGGCATTTTTAAAAATGGCAACAACACAGATAAGTATCAATGACCCAATGGTGGTTAGTACTTGGGCTAAGGTGCTCAATATAGAGACCTCAAAAGCGTTGTCTATTGCACCGCTTATGGGGAAAGACAAAAATAGTGTCATCCAAGTGAAGGATGAATTAGGAAAATCAGCCGGTGATTCAATTACCATGGGATTACGGGCCCAACTTATGGGTGACGGTGTTAGCGAAGGTCAAACGCTAGAAGGCAATGAAGAAGCACTCCAGTTTATGAGCGATAAAATCCTCGTTAATGAGCTTTCTCACGCTGTACGTGTTCCAAATGAAGGGTCGATTGATCAGCAACGTGTCTTGTTTAACTTACGTAAGGAAGCAAAGGATGGGCTTGTTGATTGGTATGCAGACCGTTTAAGTATGATGTTCTTTATTCAAGCTACAGGCTATACAGCGCCATGGATGAGGTTTGAAGGACATACCATAACACTTAAGCCTGTGCATTATGGTTTTAATGCCCCCTTAGAGCCAAGCAGTAAGCGTGTTGTTCGCCCAGGTCAGAAAAAAACGGATGAGACGCTTACAAAAGAGGATGTATTTAATCTTAAATTGATTGACCAAGCTGTGCAACGTGCAAAACTGGCTAATCCTAAAATTAGACCGGTGCGTGTTAATGGAGGCAGTTTCTATGTGATGTATCTTCACCCAACACAAGTGACCCAGTTGCGCACCAATACAGATGAAGGTCAGTGGCTTGATATTACCAAGGCAGTTTATAATGGAAGCCGCACTAAAAACCCCATTTTTGATGGGTCATTAGGGGTGTATAATGGTGTTGTTTTGCGTGAAGCTGAACATGTGCCCAATGGTGTTGATTCAAAGACTAAAGAGCCTGTTTTATCTGTTCGACGTGCTGTTTTACTTGGTGCACAAAGTATCATCATGGCTTATGGGCGTAGTAATAAAGGCAGTGGAGCAACGCGCTATAAATTGGTGGAAGAACTATTTGATTATGAGCGTAGATTTGGTGTGGCTGCCAAAACCATTATTGGCATGAAAAAGTCACGCTACACTTTACCCTATTCTGATCAAGGGGCACAAGACTTTGGGACCATTGTCATCCCATCTTTTGCTGAAGATAACGTATAAACATCAATGAAATGAGTAGGATTTAATTATGACAAAACAACGTTCTATCGCACAGACATTCGTTGACGTTATAGAAACAACGGATGAGGGTATGCCACCTGTTTTACAGGGGCGCGATATTCATACCCAACAGGTGAGCTTTTTTCGCTCGCATATTCAAGCAAGCGACCCTGGGCTTACCACATCGGTTGGTGTTTTGCCGCGGGGTGCTTTTATTAAAAGCATTACTGTTTATACGCTGACAGATTTTGAAGGAGCTACTGCAACAATTGGCAAAAAGCCAGGGGGCAGTGATTATGGGACTCAAGTACTTGGGGAAGAGGGCGTAAAAGAGCTTGAATTACCTTTAAAAGCACGCAGCGTTCCCCTTCAGTTTGAAAATACGATTTATGTTACACGAGACAAGAAAAGCTCCAAAGGGGATGCTGAGATCATTGTTGAGTTTTACACAAATCGTTAAAAGAGGGGGACGTTTGTTCCTTACGTCCCCTCCTTTTTAAATGTTGGGATAATACGCATGGCTATTACGATTCAAACAGGTGGCCCCATTGAGATAAAAGGGGAGATTATTCCTCATGATCACAATTTTATTCAGATGGTGGGTGATATTCAAGATGAGATTGATGATCAAACCAATGAATATGTTGATCAGGTACAAAATGCGATATTTTCGGCCATTCGCTTTTGTGAGCGGTTTCCCTTTTATTTTAATGAAAGCCGTGAGGTTGTTTTAACCACATTGCAAGGCAAAAACCGCTATGGAGATGAGGCTCATCCTTCAATTAGCGGGGCTATTCAGATTATTGATGCTTATATTGATGGAAATAATCATAGCAAGTTAAAGCTTTTACGTGTAGATCCAACGGAGATTGAAGGGCTTGATGAGGCTGCCCATGGCTTGCCCACACGTTATGCTTATTTTGCACAAAAGCTTGTTTTCTATCCAACACCCGATGATGTTTATTCCATCAGGCTTATTCTTGACCCTATACGGGTTAAAACCATTGAGAATGCAAGGCAAGCCTGTGTATGGTTTTTGGAAGCTTATGAGCTTATCAAAACCCGTGCAAAATATGAGTTATATGCCAACATTATCAAAGAACCCCAGATGGCAGCAACAGCCCTTGCGATGTTTCAAGAGCAATTGAGTGTACTTCAAATTGAGACTTCACGGCGTAAAAACTTTGCACAGATTCAACACACGGATTTCTGATGACTTTTGTTCCCATTGCTGAATTTAGACCAGACACTGCATTTATAAACAGTGGCTATTCGAATGAAATTGTGAATGTTTTACCTGCCTCTCATGCTTATATTCCTGTTCCAACAGTTGCACCTATCTCACAACCGTTTCCCGATGAGATTTTAGGTGTTTATGCTGTACGTTCATCAGATGGTGTGCGCATTATTGTGGGCTCACCAACCAAACTTTACGCATTTGATAATGGTACGCGTGGGTGGAAAGATATTAGCAAACCTGATGTGCGCTATCATGCTAATGAGACAGCCCCTTGGTCTTTTGCTTCTTTTGGGGATTATATTATTGCTGTTAATAGCAACGATGCACCACAGATGCTTTCTTTAAAGAAAGATGAGAGGTTTGATGATTTAGGGGGTGACCCTCCACGGGCTGGTATTGTGCGTATTTGGGGTGATTTTGTTTGTTTGATGAAGCTTACAGATCACCCAAACCGTGTGTATTGGTCAGGGTTAAATGATGCGCAGTTTTGGACTGTTGGGGAAAAAAGCTGCGATTATCAAGATTTTCCAGATGGTGAATATGTTCAAGGGTCAACACAAGCAACAAACCCATTTATCTTTATGCGATCGGCTATTTACCATGCGACATTTGTACCTGGGTCGAGCATTATATTTAGTTTTACAAAAATAAAGGATAAAATAGGAGCCAAAAGCAGTACGGCCATTGCAAGCCGTGGGGAACATACTTTTTTTGTTGCTGATGATGGTTTTTACCAGATCAATAATGAAGGGGAGATGCTGCCTATTGGTTTTGGTAAGGTCGATAAAACGGTTTTTACACTTTATCATAACTTTTCTATTGATGATATGAAAGCATGCATTGATCCGGTTTCTTCACGGGTATACTTTTCGATCAATGATGATATCACTGGAATACATATTTATGTTTATGATTGGATTTTGCAGACATGGAGCGTGATCAGGGGGCATAATCTTTTCTTATTTCCCTTATTTGCAGTGGGTTATACTTTAGAGGGGTTAGATGAAGTCTCTGAACACTTGATAGATTTACCCGCTTCTCTTGATAGTAAGATATGGCAAAATGGTGCCCCTGTATTGGGAGCGTTTACTCAAGACAATAGATTTGGGTTTTTTGCAGGCCCGCCGATGGAAGCGGTGATTGCATCACAAACGATTGGTAATACGACAAGACAGATAAACCTGATGAGTGAGGCTTTTGTTCAAGCGGACACAACAGAGGGTTTATTAAGCGTTGGGGCAGCTTTTATCTTGGATGATAACAATCGATTTCATTGGGCTAAGGAACGCTGTGCAGGCTATAATCACGGGATGTATAATATTCGCTCACGGGCGCGTTATCATGCGTTGCGTCTTAGGATTCCAGAAGGCACAGTGTGGACACATATAACAGGTTTTGAAGTAACGCTCAAACCTGCAGGTATCAGATGAATTTGAAAATTTATAACACACAACACTGGAGTGCTCAGCAAATAGCACCCTATTGGCATGATATCGTAGGGTCAATTGCTTATTTTATTGATAAGTTCCCTGATGATTATGATCTTGAGACGCTTTTGAGTGATATTTTAAAGGGGGAAAAACTTCTTTGGATTGTCGTTGATGGGCATGACAATTTTATGGCTCATGTCACCACGCAATTGGACCACCTTGTTACAGGGGTAAAGCGTGCTCTCATTGTTACGCTTGGTGGAAAAGGTGGAGAGCATTTAAGCCAGATTATTCCTGACATTGAAGACTATTACAAAAAACAAGGGGCAGACGAGCTTATCATCATAGGTCGGCGTGGATGGGAGAGATCTCTCAAAGCGCATGGCTACTGCGTTAATCTTTTAGAATATAGAAAGCGGCTTTCACATGGGAAAAAATAAAAAACCAAAGGTTACACAAAACACAACACAAACAAACGCACCGCCTGCATGGGCACAAGGTATTTTTGAGCTTGGTGCTAATGAGGCGATGAATCTTTACAACAATGGCAGTGGAAAGGGGGTTTATGAGGGGGATCGTGTTACTGATTTGAGTGATCAAACATTAGGTGCGATCACAGGGCTTAATAACACAGCTCAAAACTATAATAACAGCTATTTAAATGGGCTTGCTACAGGACCCAATTCATCAAGTCAAAATTTAAGCACTATGGCCTCTGGGGCGCAAATAGGTAACAACCCTTATTTTAATGAAGCCCTTCAAAACACATTAAATAATACGGCCAATTCTATTAACAGTTCAATGTCAGGAGCTGGTCGTTATGGTTCAGGGGCGCATACGGGCGTTCTTGCCAATGAATTGGGGGGTATCGCAACCCAAGCGATGTCACAGCAATATAACCAAGATGTCAACAATATGATGGCTGCCAATGGTTTGATTGACCAGGCAAACCAAAACCAGCTTGCGGGGGCTTCCAATTTCTTCCAAGGTCAAAGTCAGGCGAATATGAATGCGCTTGCGGGGGGAAGTTTGATTGATGCCAATAATCAGCAGAAACTGGATGCAGAGCGAGAAAAATGGGAGCAACAGAATAATCTTGAATGGGATCAGTTAAGTAAGTTACTTGCCGCAGGAAATGCAGTTTCTGGCAATTACGGTACACAGACGGGGCAAATGACAACGGTTGTTCCAAATAATCCATGGGCAACTGCTGGAAGTGTTGGGGGCATTATTGGTGGATTTACAGGATTGAGTGATCGAAGAGCTAAGGAAAACATTGTTGAGGTTGGATATAGGAATGGCCACAAACTTTATGACTATAACTACAAAGGTTGTTCTAAGCGCTATCGAGGGGTGATGGCGCAAGATATTCTTGCAACAAACCCTGAGGCTGTTTTCTTAAATGATATCACCGGCCTTTTACATGTTGATTATGACAAGCTTGGTTTTAATATGGAAAGGGTTGCTTGATGTCTAGATTTGATGAGTTAGATCCATCTTTTGATCAAGAAGATGACCGCAATAATAAAGGGTTTATGTCTTTTATTGCCCGTTATGATCCGTTCCTTCAACATATTAATAAACAGGACAGGCGTTATAATCAAAAGGCTACTCTTCAGGATTTTATTCGGGGTGCTTATAAAGAGCCTGAGGAACCGGGTAAAAAAGGGCTTAAAGATTTAATTGTATCTGTTACGGATTTAAAAAGTCAGATGCCCCCTTTATCAGATTATTCGATCAAAACAAACAATAGTCCACAATACGATAATGGTAATTCTTTAGGGAATGCTGTGCCGTTTGCGCCCCAATTTAAATCTATTTCTCCCATTGATATGCCTTCACAAGATGAAGTGCAACAACAGCAAAAAGATGTAATGAATTATATTGCTGAGCTCAACAGAGGAGGATCTTCTGGAAAACAATTGGGGGCTGGTGCACCTTTGAATGAGGAGGTGGCTTTACAGATAAGTGATAAACCAGAACAAGAGCAAGAATATTTAAATGCCCTTGAAAACTTTGTTGGTTCACAAAGAGGGATAAAGCCGCCTGTAAATGGTGAAGAAGATGATTTTTTCCAAAAGTTATCTGGGAGTAATGGCAATGTAGAAGCTCGTGATAAATACAGTGCGGGTGCTTTATGGGATCGTTTTAAGAATTCTGAGTTTTCGGAGCATTTAATGGACTTTTTTGCTGGCCTTTCTTCGGGGCAAACGCCTCAGGAGAGCTTTGCGAATGCAGCACTTAAATTGCGCCAGGGTAATAGTGAGCGCGCTCAACATCAGCAAGTTTTGAACGTTTTACAATCGAAAGGATATAGTGATCAAGAGGCACAAGCAATTGCACAAAACCCTGATCTTGCTATGAAAATCATGAATGATACGCTAAGCCCTGTTGGCCTTCAAGAGGGTTATAGAATACTCACGCCAGAAGAAAAGGCACAACAAGGCTTGCCTAATGATATGGCTTTCCAAGTCTCAACACAGACAGGAAAGATTGAGCCTCTCAAGGGAACACAAAGGACAGATGGATCTGGGTTAGATTTTAATAATGCGCTTTCAAAGCCTGAGTCTGGATATATGTATGTCCAGGATGAAAATGGCATACGTGCTGAACCTATTCCAGGAGGCGCTGCAGATCGTAAGTTAAAATCAGACGAGGAAAAAAGAAAAATAGAGCTTGTAGAGTCAGAATATAAAGCAGAACAATTCGTTGGAATGGTAGAAGAATTAAAGCAAACAATTGAAAAAAGTCCGAACACTGTTGGCATGCTTGGCTATTGGGAATCGTTCATACCAGGAACAGATGCTGCTCAATTTGGGCATATGCTTGAAACTGTTAAATCCAACATTGCAATTGATACATTGAAAAAAATGAAAGATTTTTCGCCAAATGGAGCATCGGGCTTTGGGAACTTATCTAATGTTGAATTTAAAGCGCTGCAGAACTCTATAGCTGCTTTAGATCAAGACCTCTCAGCTAAGCAAATGAAAAAATCTCTTCAAACAATTATCGACACTTACAATAAAGCCAATAATGCAACGCGCATGCTTCTTTTTGGTGAAGGAGAAATAACAGTTGAACTTGTTCGAGAAGCATACGGAGTTAAGGCTTACAAAAATGAAGATAAGATGCAACAAATGCAGGATGTGCTGCAAGATCTGCCTTTATATGTGACGGATTATGCGCAACGTGATGCACTGCCAGAAGGTGCAGAATATTTTGATCATATAGGTGTTAAAAGAAGGAAACAAAGCAATGGCTGAGTTGAGACAACCTATTGTAAATGAAGAGCCTCCTCTTCGTCGGAATAGTGACAATCCTTTTTTGGTTAATAAGCGATTGGTCGATAAGCGTTTGCTTGATACAAATTATTATAGCGATCCAATCGTTGGTCATATAAGTGACTATACACCAGAACAGCGTCTTCAAATTTTATTGAAGAATAAGGGAAATAAAAGTGTTCCTATTGCAAGCAATAATAGGACAACGACCCAAGAAGATAGTCCTAAAACGAGTACTATGGGTGCTTTGGGATGGGGGGCAATTCACGGATTGACTTTAGGCTATGATGATGAAATAGGAGCAAGAGCATCAGCAGTTGTTGGGAAAGAAACGTATGACGACGGTGTGAAGAAATGGCGTGACTATCAAAAATTGTTGGAAAAAGAGCACCATTATGCTTATTTGGCCGGTAATGTGGCTGGTGGATTGGGAAGTTTATTAATACCATTTACAGGAGCAGCGCGTATAGCACGTGGTATAGTTGGTGCTATACGCGCTGCTCCTGCTGCTATACGCGCTGTTCCTTCTTTTCTAAATGGTCGTTCAGCAGTTACAGCAGCAAAAGCTGCGAGTAAAGCTGCAGCGAGTACTGTAAATAAAACGGCAGCAAAAACTGCAGGTGCAGCTGTAGATTCTTTAAGTAAGGCAGCAGAAGCAAAAGCATTTCAAACCGCACTATCGCAAGGAGCCACACGGGCAGAGGCAAAACTTGCAGGGGAAGCAGCAGCAAAAAAAGCAGCAGCAAAATTTCGTTTGGGGCGTGCGGCAAAAACAGGGGCAATTTATGGAGCTATAGCAGGAAGTGGTGAGGGAGAAGGTTTTGGGAATACTATAGTAACTACTGCATTTGGTGGGGCATTTGGTGGTGCTACGCCTTTTGCTCTATCAGCAGCAGCGCCTCTTGTTGCAAAACCAGCCTTTTTTCTTAAAGACACGCTTCCAAAATGGGTTGGTAAGGGGCAACCAAATGACATAAAAATAAGCAATAAAGCGCTGAGTAAGATAAGCCGTGCTTTAGACGATGTAGGTATTCATGATCTTGAGAAGGCCTTAAAGTGGAAAGGCCCTGATTCAATGATTATTGATCTGAGTGATCATCTTGCTGCACGGGCTTTAAGAGAGGCAAAATTAAATCCAGATACACATTCAATAATGAAAGGCAATTTAGGAGCTAGGCAAGCTGAGAGTGCTCAACGTGTAAGAGAAAGGCTGAATGAAACACTAGGCAAGAAAGTCAATACACTTGATTTAAAGCAAGACATTATTAACAACGCAAAAAGAGAAGCTGAACCGCTCTATGAAAAGGCATTTACTGCACCAATTGCAGAGTCTGTTGCGAAAGATTTACAGCTTTTAGAAGAAAGTCCTGCATTTAATGACGCGCGTAAAAAAGCAATTGCGGGCTTGTTAAATGTGGCAGATGAAACAGTTATAGCAAATCGTGAAAACCCAGAGCTGAGTATGCGGATTTTGCACAGAATAAAGGGTGATATAGACAATCAGATTAAATTAGCTCTTAGGGAAGACAATCAAACGCATGCTTCAGATTTGATGAATGTGAAAGAACGTTTGCTTCGTGTTTTAGATACATCATCTCCACATTACACACAGGCACGAAGGTTTTATCATGACGAACGCACTCTTGGTAGCGCCTTATCTCATGGTGAAAAAGCGTTTGATAAGAATGTGACGCTTGATATGATCAAAAATCAGCTTTCAGGCATGGAATCTAAAGAACTGGATGCATTTAGAAAAGGCGCACGTTCACAGATAGAACATACCGCAGCTAATACACAAAGCCCTGAGAATAATCTTTCAAGCTTGTTTAATACACAAGGTGGTCAAGAAAAGTTACAGCTGATTTATGGTGAGGATAAAGCAAACCAAATGGTGAGAGCTTTACGGCCGGAGGTTGAGAGATCAGAGTTATTTGCACGCTTTCCAAGGCACGAGGGTGAGCTTGGATCAAAGGCAGAAGAAGCGCTTGGTAATGCAAGTAAGGTTGACACGATTAAAGCAATAATGAATTCTTTTACAGGGACAGTTAAGCGTGCAGTGCTATCGATCGATAGAGATGCCGAGAGAGATATTGCAACTCTCATAACAGCACGTGAGCGTGGGGATATTGGGTTAGCGAGACAAAAATCTGTCGAGTTAATTAAGAAGTTTCGTGAAGCAGAACAGAAACGCTTAATAACACAAGAAGAACTTGTAAAGTTTATCAATTTACTTGGTGTTCTATCGGTTGGAAGCCATATTAGAAGGCTTAAAGAGTAATGATTAATTTTCATCCTCATGTTAAGAGTGCCATCTCACAAGCGGCACAAAGGTATGATTTACCCGAAAGCTTTCTTAAACGGGTTGCGATGATAGAAAGTGGTGGGGATCCCAATGCAAGAAATAAGAACAGTAGTGCAGGGGGGCTTTATCAATTCTTAGATTCAACAGCACGCCAATATAAGCTGGATAACAAGTTTGATCCATTGCAATCGATTGATGCGATGGCACGGTTAACCAAAGACAATATTCGTTATTTGCAAACAGCTTTGGGAAGACCCCCTTCAGAAGCTGAACTTTACTTAGCACATCAACAAGGGCCAGCCGGGGCAGCAAGGCTTATTAAGAACCCCGATGCACCAGCAAGCCAACTGTTAAACCCACAGGCAGTAGCCCTTAATGGTGGGCGCCCTGGTGCAACAGCAGGTGATTTTATGAATCATGTTTATCAGCTGTACAATAAAACAACCCAGCCTGAGCAAGGTTATAGGAATGCAATGCCGAATGAAGCGGTTCCACCACGTGGCATGCAAAGGCTTCAAAATGCAATGCAGGGTGATGAATTGATTGCACAGAATATGGTGAGGCCTTCTGAAAGTGTTGCTCATGGTAATTTTATGAAAAAAGGCGTGATGAATTTGACGCAATTAATCAAAGAGAATGCGCAAAATTATGATCAACAAATACAGATGGCACAAAATCAAATGATGCAGCAGCCTGTGTTTTCAAAAGCAGGGGCAGGCTCTGCAGATTTAACGCCATTGATTGACCCTTCAAGGCGAAAGCCTGTTCATTTAAATGGTCGGCAAAGAGGAGATCAATTACGTAAAGAGTTCTTAACAAGGACAGGAGTTTATAATGTCTGATATTTATGATTGGTCACTGACAGCAGATACAAATGCACACTCAGATGATATTATTAACTGGGCACAAGGCCAGCCACCCAGTTCTGTTAACAATAGTGCCCGTGCTATGATGCAGCGTATACGAGAATATCTTGCAGATAATGGTGGGACAATTGAAGCAAAATTCATCGTCAACAGTGAAGGCAAAACGACATCAATTACATTGAACACAGTTTCTCCCATCACAGAATATAAGAATGATATTTTTATACGTTTTAGGGCAAGCGACACAAATGTTGGTGCGACAACAATAACTGTCAACAGCTTGAGTGAAAAGCCTATTTATAAGATGAGT